ACCTGAGTAGCCACCGCCTGCTTTTTTGTAAGCCTGACCTAAAAGTTGAGCCTTACGAGCAGACCACTGTCCAGGCTTTCCGCCCTTAGAACCAGCCATGATTTGATTCTTTAGGCGAGTTCTTAAAGCCTCTTTGGTGTATGCCATTATTTACCCTTTTTAACTCCTGAAACTTTCTTGAGACGTGGGTTGGCTTTGACAGCCTTCTTCGAAGCCTTGCGTGCGCCAGCAGCAAGAATTGCTCCAGCGCGTTCCATAGGGATATCCTGCTTGGCTGCAATCCTCTTCTGTACTGCTTTAAATCCTGGATGCTTTTTCATTGCTGCTCCTAGTTAGTGTAGTAGTTTGGCCAAGAACCCTTTTTCTTGGATTCGGCTGCTCGTTGCTTCATTAAGTCTCTTAGCGCCTTCTCCTGCTTTTGCTGTGCAGAAAGATTTGGCATTGGAGCCACCTTGGTCTTAGGCTTTGGCTTTGGAGTTGGTTTCTTAATGTTCACAACTACATGCCCTTCTTGCGTACCATTGTTGACTTCTTCGCTACACGCTTGGTGCCCATCTTAATAGGAGTTGTCGCTCCAGGCTTTCCCATGCCGTAACCTGCTTGTCCTTTTTTCTTACCACAACCACATTTGATGCACATAATTATTTAGCCTTCTTCTTTGGGATAGTAACGGATGTTCCTGAGAAAATCATATTTCCATTTTTGTATTTTGCTTGAGCAGCAAACTTAGGATTAGCGTCACGGATGTCCTTAAGTGAAACTCCAGAACGTGATGCAATACCCGATAAGGTATCTCCCTTTTTGACTACGTACTTGCTTCCTGGTGTTAGCGCAGGATTTGGGCCCACCTGTGGCTTAGATGCATTTGGACCAGGCTTGACTCCAGGCTTAGCGTTAGGCTTAACTCCAGGCTTGGTCAACTTATTCTTTTCTATTTTGGCAGCCATAGACTTAAGTTCTGTTATACGTTCCTTGCGAGACTTGCCAAGACCAACAAAACTTAAGTACTGTCCAGCGGTACCCTTGAGTGACTCAGCCGCTTTATTAAATTCGCTATTTGCGTATTTAGGCTTTTTGCCCTTTGCTACTGCAATCTTATCTTCGAGTGCCATAATACGTTTTTGGTCTCTTACTGCTTGACCAGAATACTGTTGAGCGGCTTCTTTACCAGCGCCTACAACAGCACTTAGCATAACAAGTTTTCCACCCACCTTAACCAACTTGCTCTTTCCAAGTTTTGAGCCAACAGATGAAGCCTTTGAACCAGCAGCCTTCTTGGCATCAGAAACCTTAGATGCAACCTTGCCCGCTGGCTTTGATAATGTAGTAGATGCTTCTTTAGGAGCAATTGCCTTTGGAGTTGGTGCCTTAGCCTTTGCTTCTTCTAAAGTTTGTAACTTTGGAGTAGTCTTTGGCTTGCCTGGCGTCGCCCCCTTGTTCGGGACTGTTCTTTTTTTAATTGCTTCGGTAGAAGCCTTTGGTTTTGTTAGGGTTGTGCCCTTGGATGCCTTGTTCTTAGCGGCAAGATTGTCAATTAAACCTTCAAATTTCTTAATTTCTGACTTCTTCATCTTCGGCGCTCTAGGCAATGATTTTAGTTTCTTTTCAACTGATTTAATTTGCGCCTTAGTTACCTTTGGCTTTGAAGTAGTTTTCTTCTTTGCTGGCATTGGTGTTTCCGCCTTAGTTAGAGTTGTTGCTTTTGCTGGTGTTGGATTTGCTGCGCGAGAAGCCTGTGCTGCGCGAGCAGCCTTGGCGCGAGCAATAAGTTGTCTACGCATTTCAATATCTTTACCAAGCGCCTTGTATTCTGCCTTGGTGCCAACGCGTTCCTTAACAGGCAATTTTCCTTCGCCCTTAGCAAATTTGCGATTCTTTTGAATAAATTTCTCTTTAGCGGCATTGGCCTTAGATGTAGCACCAAGAGTATTTTTCTCACTCTTACTGAGTAGGGCAGTATCCTTGAGAATAAAAGGCTGCTTCATTGCACCGGGACGCTTGTTCATCTTGTTGCTCACTGTGCGGGCTTCGGATGCGCTAATCTTAGTGCGCTGCGTAGCGGCACGTTTTGCCAAATTTTTTCTTGCTTGGCGCTGGATTGCTTCCTTTTGCGCTTTTGTGAGTGCCATTATACTTGTCCAATCTCTTTCATAACTTCGGCTGTTTTTTTGGTAATCTGATGTGCTTTAGGCATTGTCTCTGAGTTGTACGGTTTACCTAATGTTTCTGATGCAGCATACGCTGCTTCTACATGTGCTCTTGAAGTACCGCCTGGCTGCATCCCTTGAGCCTTAGCGTCTCGGTATGCTTGCAATTCAGAGGTCCATTTCTTATCAGAAACGTCTCTGGTTGCATCACCAGTTCCTAGTTCAAGCGTTGTAACCTTACACCCAAAGCAACCTTCTATATATTCTGGATGTGTCTGTATTTGGTGTAGATTCATTGCGTCCCTTACTGTGCTGTAAAATTAGCCTCTGTTACATCTACGCCGCCGGCAATAAGTGCTGCCTTGGTAGCATCGTTTACGGTGTGCGCATAGCCACCTCGGTAGACTTCTTCGTACTCAAGCAAGTCTTCGTCTACTGGATATCGAGTTTGATAGTATTCACCATCGCTCTTAACAATAGTAATGCCTTTGCGCAAATTGGCAAAGTAGAACAACCTGTGACCGCCAGATGGGCCTTCTAGCACATACGGTGGTCTAAATGTCCAGTTAGCCATTATTCTCCTTTAGTGAACTTACTGTTAAGCAGGGAGATTGCTCCCCCTGCTCAACCGTCAATCAACTAAGCGATTGATGAACCTGATTCGATTCGGAATAGTGCTTCTTCGCGGTAGCGAGCAAATCCGAGTACGCCGTACCAACCCATTGGGCGGTGACGCATCAACTTGTCAACTACTGGTCCGATGACTGTGTGTGGCTCTTCTGCCACTGCTTCTGCAAGCGCTTGCTGTCCAGCAAGGATTGTGCGGTATACGCGAGCAGATGATGCTCCGTCTGTAGCGTTGTACAGACGTGGTGACTCTACGAAGTATGCACCTTCGTATGTACCGATTTCTCCCGCCCAGATGCGGTCCTGTGCAGAACCGTACTGATTTGGAAGTAGCCATCCTGCTGAACCTGTCTCAGCGCGGAGGTCGTGTGAAACTTCTGGGTGGAGTCCAGCCCAGTAGAGTGAGCCCTTGCGAGCAATAGCCTTGTTAGCGCGGAGTTTCGCAACTGCACGACGGATGTTGGCTGATGAGATTGTTGCAGCAGCAGTAACTGTTGCTGTTGATGTTGCAGTTGAACCTGAGTAGATTACGTTTGAACCGCCACGCAATGTTGTCATTGCGACTGCGTCGATTGAATCTGCAAGGTTGAATGCGATGATGTTAGCAATTGCTGGGTCTACGTCAGCGAGGCTGAATAGTTCCAAAGCACGTGTTACAAGGACAGAGTTACCGTACTCGTTAAGAGTAATTGTAACTGATGTCGGTGTAGACATTGCTACTGCATCTGGGTCTTCAGTTTCTGTCAGAGCAGTTGTTGTTGGTGAAAGGTCAACGTAGCGTTGTAGAACAACTGTTGAACCCGGGATGCTTTGCTTAGCAGGACGCTTATCTGCGACTGAACGAATGAGTGGCTCTGAACGGAGCGCGAACTCGAGAAGTCGGTCATAAGCCTTCTGTACTAAACCAGCAGCACCAGCGGTACCTCCGAGAGAGGAGGAGCCTGTGGATACATATGAGTTAGGCATTTAGGTTATTTCCTTTTTAGTAGTTAGAAACTATGATTAGTTTTGTGAGCCATAAATCATGTTAATAATTTCTTCTGCGGATTCCGCATTCTGAATTCTCATTTCCATGTCTTCGGCTCTGTCAGGTGTTGTTGCACCCTGAGTAACCAAATCTTGCTGGCGTAGTGCCGCACGATTTTGGTTATTTGTTTCAGGCGCATCCTCACGAACTTCTAGTCCAAACAAGTCTGCATTATCATCGAGCCAGTTATTCACTGACTCCTCGTTAATATCATCCAGGTCCTTTAGGACTAGTCGCATTGCTTTTGGATTTACACCCTTCTTTTCTAGGGTTTCTTTGACGATACGCTCACGCTGTCCCCTGGATAAATTCTCAAGTTGCTCAGTGAGGTCTTTGATACGCTTTTCATCTGCACGCTTGGCTTTACGCAACTTCTTTAAAAGGTCGCTTCCGTCCATCGGTGCTTCTGTTTCTGTATCTAGGTCTTCGTCTTCGTCATCCCAGTAGTTGTTGCTCATAGCAACCACCCTTCTATTCGTTGTAGTCGCAAGCCTCAATTGCTAGTCGGGGAACTAGGTTGGCTCTTGCTATCGGTCTATTACTCTGACGGGGCCGATGGGTCCGTTCAGGATTCTATTATATTAGGCCTTGTGCTCTATTTTGTGAAGCAAGTCGTCCGCTTCTACCAGAGAACCTTGCTCCTTCCAATTCGCCAATCTTTTCTATTTTCTGTTGCGCTGCAACGTTATCTTCGAATGTAGAGGCAATTGCATCTTGCTGGGTAAAGTCAATACCACTTATTTGGCCTAGCATTTGTCCACGCTCTAAACGCTTTACTGTACCAAACCCAGCAAGCGACTTATTGTAGTCGTACCCACGTGCAGCAATATCTGCTGCTGTAGCCATGTCAACCGTGACGCCTTGTGACTTGGCTGCAGAGAGTGTGCTGATTTCGGTAATCTTCTTGTTAAGCGCAGCAGCGCCTTCCTTGCCGGTAAGCATCGCTTTAGCAATATCTGTCTTGCTGACACCAAGGTTAAGGAATGTCTGGAGGTCTTTCTTAAGTGCTGCAGGTGCGTTATCAATCGAGTTGAATGTATCGTTAATTAGGTTAGTCACTTCTAAAACAGACTTACCTAGACCAATAACTCCGCCAAGGAATTCTTGCGTGGCAAGGTCGGGCATGCCTGCATTACGCACCACATCACCCATCGCAGATTCAGTCTTAAAGTACTCAGCAACGGTTGGTACCTGAATTGCTTCGCCTTTAACTAAGCGGTCCTGTAGTGCGTAGATGCCCTTGAAGCGGTCTGCAAATGTTTTGAGTTCTGGGTTATTGCGTGCGTCCTGAACCGATAGGTTAATTGCCTCATCAATGGTTGAACCGCTAATATAGTACTTAGATGTCACGCTATAAAGAGCATTTACCCAAGGCTTCTGGACTTCGTCCTTGCCGAAGAAAAGAGCAAGGGTATTCTTGAATGTATCAACCGCAAGGGTTCTTTCTTCAGTAGAAGGCTTTTCGGTTGTAACAAATGGAATTGGTGTACTTCCGGCAACTTTAGCAAGCGCTGCGTTTGTATCATTTATGGCAACATTTGCGGTGTTTACTATATTTCTAGTGTCTCTAGCAATTTGCGGAACATCAATTGCATTTATTTGCTGGGCCTGACGCGCTACTGTTTCTTGCCGAGCAGCATTGGTCTGTGCAAGGATAGCAAGATTTTCTTTTGTAGGGTTTTTTCTTGCATTTTCTTGTGCAAACAAAAGTGCTTCTCTTACAGTACCCTGTGCATTAGACGCCTCTTCGGCTCTACGAAAGTTTGTACCATATGACGGTGTTGTCATTATACTCCAAATCCAAAGGCTCTTGCAAGCCCTACTGCAGCATCACGTGCATTCTCGTTTGCTTCTTGTGTTTTCTGGTACTTAGGGTCAGCCTTTGCCTTCATTAAAAGTTCGTAGCGTGAAGGCTGCTGTCCCTTGCCATCTGCTCCAGCATAGTTCATGTATGACATAACAATTGGGTTGTCCAAGGAAATATCCTTGTCTTCCATTTCCCATGTCTTGGCAAGCATCTTAACGATTGGCTCTGCAATCCCATATGTTGTCAACTCTGGGTCCGAGTTAAATCTATCTGCAAACTGTGGGTATTCCTTTTTAGCAATCTGCTGTAGTTCTACCCGGTAGGCATCAATTGTCTTCTTGCCTCTTGCAATTTCTTTTGCAGCATTGCGAATATCATTCTCTGTTACTCCAAAAAGTTGGAACGATTTAACGAGTCCGCGAACTTCTCCAAGTGCCGCAAGTGATACGGCTCCTAGTGACTTTTCATCTTTAAAGTTAATCTTCTGCCAGATGAAGTCTCTAGCAAATTCTGCTGGGTCAAAGAATGATGGGAATTCTTGCTTCTTGGTTGACTCTACTACTTGGCTCGCAGCATCCTCTGTAGCGCCCTTAGTTGTCTTGCTTGCGCTAGTTGTAACAACCTTTTCAATTTGGGCATCCTGCGCTTGCTTAAACAAAGTCATGAAGTTGTTAATGTCATCTTTGCTAAGTTTGCCCATAAAGTTGGCTTCTGCCATTACTTTTTCAAGAAGGCCCTTGGCTGTCTGATAAGTTAGACGCGTTACTTTAGTGTCAGTAGATGTTCCAACGCGAGCGCTGTTTTCAGGGTCATTGTTTGCCATAAGGTCTTTGACAAACTTTAATGTTTCTGCTCTTAACTGAGCATCCTGATTAGGCGTTTCAGAAGGCTTGTTTGTTTCTTTAGCCATATTAGTTAACCGCCTTTAATGAGTCGTTGTCAAAGTATCGTGTGACTATTGTCTTCAAGTTACCATCCCATTGAGATGCGTTCTGAGCCACCCAAGCATTGTAGCCATCCATAAGTTTGGCCTTACGTGGGTCGTAATCTGGTAACGCTTGATAGACTTCGGTGAATACGGAGCGAGCAATTAGGAATGCTCTGGCATCTTTCCAGAATTGGCTATTGCCGTTCTTGCCCATAAACTTCTTATCGTTAGTAATTTCAGTCAATGCTCGAGCATACTTGTAAGATGTGTCGCCGCTGGCAGAGAGTTGATACTCGTCATACCAAGCCTGGCTTGCTTTCTTGAGTGGCCCCTGTACAATCTCATCTAGCGCCGCTTTGAGTTCCGGGTGTCCACGCAGACTCTGGCCATCTGTAATCTTGGCCTCTAGTGCCTCACGAATATCACTGTATTGATTCCATGTGCGCTGCTTAAGGCGCTCTGTTTCAATTTCCTGTGGGGTCATCTTGAGTTCATTTAAACGACGGCTTGTTCCAGGCAGTGTTAACTTAGGATTAGCAAGCAACTTTAAGATGTTAGCAGATTGCTCTGCAGGGTTTCTGTCAAGGTCAGATGTGAGCAAACCGATAAGGCCAATTTCTCCTGGCTCAATATTTGCAAGTCGACCTACAAGGTCGTCATTGTCCTCAAATACACGTTCATATGCTTCATATGTCGAAGGAATGTTTACATTCTTTGATGAACCAGTAAACGACAATCTGTCTACCATGAACTTAGGGCCTAGCAGGGAGAGCATTTCTTCGCCAGCAGCATCGCGTGCAGCCTGGTTAGGTTTACCTTCCGCCTTGTACTTTTCGTACAACTTATAGTACAGGTTTGAAGTAAGGCCCATAGGGTTTGTGTCGACCTTATATGGCACACCAGCGAATGGTGATGACCATGATGAGAAAAACTTGGCAAGCCATAGTGACTTAACTTCTGCTCTAATCTGCTCATCGGTAGGCATTGTCTTTTCGACGCCCATCTCAGTAAGCATAGCGTGATAGTTGTATACGGACTTCCAAGAAGATAGGTAATCCTGCTTGCCTTCTGGGCCAACGATAGCATTGTAAAGAGCGTTTGCGTATGGTGGTGCAAATGCTGTTGTGAGCGATGTTGGCGCTCCGTATGGATAGATAACCTTGTACCAGTTAACTCCACCAACTGTCATGAATTCTTCAATATCATCTTCGCTTTGTGGGTAACGTTCCATTATCTTACCCATTGAAATTGATGTGATAAACGATGGGCTGGGACGGTTGAGTAGGAATCCGAGTGACTGGGCGCTAAGTGCAATACCTTGACCGCGTGGACCAAGTCCTAGGTCTTCTGTTCCTGGTATTACTAAGTGTGTAATCTTGTTAATATCTTCTGTCGGATTACCATTCTCATCCACGCCAAATGTCTGGAATGCACGGCCATAGTTGTACATGAAGCCTGCGGCTCGTACTGGATTCTTTGCGGCTAAACGGCCATAGCGCAAGAATGCGTTAGCGTTAGCAGCAGGGAATGCAGTGATTAGGCGCAGCGAATTAATAAACCGATTAGGATTGTTAATTGTGTAAAGAGTCTTTTCTATATCTTCTAGCGCTTCGCGTCCAGCAGATTGACGTAGTGCATTAAATCGAGCGGTTGTCATTTGGACACCCTGCTCTTGCAAGTAAGCCGCTTTACGTGCTACGTTATCAATAGCGACCTTGTCAAAAGCAGCATATCGAATTGGATTTTCAAAAGCCGCAAGTCCTCTAAAAATCCTTGCAGCAGCCTCGTTTGCACTTTTTACAACTTTTGCAGATTCAGATAGACCAAAGGTTGAGCCGGTGTAGTTATGGTTCGCCGGAGTAATATCATACAGTTCATCAATATAAGGAGCAAGATAAGTCTTCAATTGCTGCGATGTAACTTCAGACTTCATGATAGCAGCACGTGCTTCATATGAAGGGAATGTACGCTGCACTAGGGCAACCTTGTCAGCAAGATATGCCTGAGCATCTGCTGGGTCGAATACGTCAAACTGGCGCAGATATGCTGCTCCGGTGTCTGTCTTTGCCCATCGAAGTAACTCAGGCATTGGTGTCTCATTAAAGATTAAATTCATTAGTTCATCGCCTCGGTACTGGCGATTAGCAAGATATGCTAACTCTTCAAAGTACGTTGGGTCAGATACGCCAATCTTAGACAATGGAACCTTGCGGTCGATTGCTGACTTGCGTACACCAATTGATAGTTCACCGAGGTAGTTAATGTCAGATGTTCTAGCGTTCTGCACTTCTCCGCGAACCGCAGCGGTAAAGTAGTTTCCACCCGCAATTGGGTCCTCAATAAAAGAATCAATTTCGATATAGTCGTTACCGACTACTCTTCCTTGCACCGCAGGTGCATAGTAACGCTTCTTGAAGTCAGCGCTTTTTCCGTGTACATCTGCCTGCTTCTTGATTGCTTCGCCAAGTTCAGAAAGAAGTTTATCTACACTATTGTATGCCGTGCCAACCGCGTTGTCTGCATCAAGAATAACATTTTTATTGGTAGCCATCTTTGCGACGACATCCTTGTAGTTTGCAATTGCAATCTTTGCATCCACTAATTCTGGTGATGTGGAACCTTTGGACTCAAGAAATGCAACCCTACGCTCTAGGGTTGTAATGCTAGGTATTGCTGCAGTTGAGCCGTGCTGTACTGCTGCTGCACGTAGGTCAAGTTCAATTTTATCAAGAAGTTTTGATGCCGCTTCTGCTTCTTTTCTAGCAAGTGCCAAGTGTTGCGCTTTTGCTGCCGGAGAACCATTCTTAAGAAGTTCTTCTACGGTAGACTCTGCTACATTCTTCATGTCAACAGCAACCTGGTAACTTTTTGCCTTAGCAACTACGGCTTTGTTTACAGCGCGATATTCCGCTCTGTTTGCTCGGCTAACAGCAATGCCCTTTGTCCAGTTGGCAAGATTCTTTGCAGAGTATCCGTATGAACGAATAACATCTTTCCAGACGAATTCAAGTCCATAGGCTAGGCCGGTACTAATTGTAGGTTCAAAGATAGACTGCTTGAGGGCATACGCCGGACGAGCAAGTACGTCAAATGTCCACACGCGGTTAAGGTTTCTAAGTGTTTCTGCACCAAGATTACTTGCTCGCGTAACTCCACCGACAATTCCAGATGTGTTTTCGCGCTTAATTTGCGTTTCGATAGCATCCCAAGGAGTAAAGCGATATGTTTCAGCGAGTTGACGAACTGTCTGTGGGTCAACAAGAATTGTTGAACCATCGTGGGCAATACCAAATCCGTTTTGCTGAACAGACTGGATTCCTTTGCTTACGTTCTGCTGGAAACCACTTACAATTTGGCTAAGTTCATCTTCATTACGGATACCCGTATTGTATACAAAGATACGGCCAACCTGAGCATCAATAGACTTGAGTGCTTCTAGTTGCTTTGCTGGTCCCTGACCAAGAGTAGACATGTATTCATTTTCAAACGAGGTGCGAATATCTGCTACCTTCTTAAATTGACCAGGTGCTACCTCAATTGACTTAGAACCATCTCGTAGTAGTTCAATGTTGTCTAGGAAGCCATTAAGTTCTGTACGTGCTTGTAATGGGCGCATACCAGAGAAAGATACATAACCAGTAGGTAGGGACTCTGTTCCGCGTCCTACGAGGCGTACAAGGCGCATGGTGAGACCTGCAGCCTTAGAGCCCAATGTAAGTTCTGCCCAGTTAGCAGCAGTTGCTGACTCTGGAGCATCCTTAAATCTTGAGCGAACCTGTTCTTTTGCACCACGAACTGCTTTACCTGCTTTAATGACAGCCCCTGCACCAACAACTGGCTCTATAGGCATGTATGCCTTGCCACCTGGTGTTAGGCTATAGTTCTCGTCAAAGAATGCATCTTTAAGTTTCTTAAACTGTGGGTCAGCATTGATTGCATCGTCAAATGCTTTTTGCAGACGAGGAACGGCTGCGCCTTCGGGAATGTAAACCTCACCGTTTTGAACAAACTTGTTGGCTAGTTGAGCCTGAACATCTCCAGCAATAAATAGTTTATGACTATCTGTCTTGGAAAGTCTTTCTAGTGCAGCAAGATTTCCCTTGTCTGCAAGAATAATATCTGTAATTACGTCAGCATCTGTTGCTTCATGAATTAGTGGGATTAGTTTTTCGTTGGTACTATAACGAGTTACTAAATCAGTAATAGTGCCCCAGTCCTTCGATTCTGCCAAAGTAACCATCTGCGAACCTGAAACAGTTTGACGACCTTGAGTTCCATTGGTCTTAGCAAACAAGACGCCTTCTTTTGCTTCTGCAGCAAAGTCATCTACTGCCTTACCCTTGGTGTATAATCCTGCTGGCTTTGCAACTGCTTTAGTACCAACAGATGCAATCTTTCCCGCAACACCAAAAACCATGTTACCTGCAAAGAAGTCACCAATACCAGTGTACCAGCGACCAACTGCGTTGTCGACAAAGTTTTGCTTAATGCTTTCATCATTCCATAAATCAACCTTATTCATGTCAATGCCACCCGAAGGTAGGACTGACGCTGATATACTAGAAATAGGTGTTAGGTTTGACTTAGTGAGAGCCTGGAATGTTGATACTTTGGCGCTACGATTATATGCTGCCTTGATATCGCTAAATTGAAAACCTGCTTCGTACTTATCTTTTTTGTAAAGAGGTGAATCAAAATCCGTAAGTAGTCCAAGTGTTGCGGCAGGACGTGTGATGTAAGGAGAGATTACGTTATTGTTAAGTTTAACTGCTGATGTAAGCAAAAAGTCTGCTGCACTTTTAGTTGCGGCCTTTGCTGCCTGTGTAATAGGCAAATCGTTGTCTATTTTAGCAAGAGCACCTTGAACCTTGTCGCGTAGTTCCTGTTCTTTTTCAAGTTCTTCATCGCTAAGATAAGCACCGCCACCAGTGATTCTTTTACCAACTACTGGGACCCCAGAGAGAGCGCTAGTGAATGAATTCCACAGACCCATTGCTACCCCCTAAAAACTTTGTTTGATATAATTTTTTTCTTCTGAACCTTTTACGTCTTCGCCGGTAAGGCCAACGATAAAAGCGTCTCTTTCTTCTGGCGATTTCCAGGGAACCATTGCGAGTTCTAAGGCAATTGCTGCATTTTGATAACCAAGCGAGTTTGCGAACTTATCAATATTATCGAAAATCCCACCTGGCATCCATAAAACGTCATCCATTATTGTTCCATTAAGAAGTTTACAAAACGCTTAAATGAGTCTGGAGCGTTCTTTGACTGAGCAGCAAATGCTAGGTCAGGTAAGTAATTCTTTACAATTTCTGCGTTTTCATCTGGGCGGGTGTTGTTACCAAATCCCTTAGGTAGTGCTTCTGACCCTGGTCCCGGACCGAAGTCCACACCCGCTGTAATTGGCTCAGACGGATTATTGGTTGGGTCCATAAATGTTCCCAGTTGAGGCATATTAATGCCTTCGTAAGGACTTTGTGAAGTTGTCACGCC